CCGCGACTGTGGCCAGATAACGTAAGGTTCGTAGTGTCTAACTGCATGTAGTCGGACGTTCCGGTATCAGCCAGCGTGTTGATGTACCAACGGTGGATTGACTGCGACTTGGCATACAGCGTGCTACCCTCGATGCCGAACCCGTAGGTGTTTGTGGAATCCAGAGCGTTGTACAGGGCGATGCGATCACCCAGCAGCGAGGCCAGCGTGAGGTCTCCACCATTGGCCAGAGACATTGACACAGGCTCTGTGGTTCCAGCCGTTTGGCTGATGTTGGCGTAGAACTTCATGGCTCCGGTGTTCTGGAACAGTATCCCGGCAATCGAACCAGTCGCTAGGTGCGATACCGTGGCGAGATTGGAGTCGATGTTGTATCCCGCAAACGGGTGGGCGGTACCAGAATCCTCTGCGCCGAACACAACGTATGTGCCCGTGCCGCGCACCTTGCGCACGTTGGCGATATTTGCATCGCCAAGGTCTAGGTTTGACAGGCCGGTGAGGTTAAGGTCAGTCGTGTTGACGGCGGCGATGTTGAAGTCGGTACCATCGTGAGTGAACTCAGCTCTGTCGGTATTGCCAGTGTCCCAGATGCGGAACGTATTGCCTGTCGGCACATTGACGTAGCCGCCGCCAGCGTACAGCTGTACGTTGCTCGTGCTGTTGGCAAGAATCTGAAAATTCGAGTCAGTATGGACTATCGAACCTGTGACGGCACCGCCGGGACCATATATAACCAAGTCCGTGCCCGCGAGAAACTGCACGTTAGAAGCGCTATTGAACGACCACGCGCCAGTGACCGCCTCGGTTGCAGTCTTGTCTAACAGGTTCGCCTCGGTGATGCCACCAATGGTAGCACCAGACACGTCACCTGTAGCAACCAGAGCAGGAACATTGAAGTTCGTGATGCCGGTTACATTGATGTCAGTGGTAGTAACGCCGTCGATGTTGAAGTCGGTACCGTCGTGGATAAGCGATACATAGTTCGTACCAGTGGCGTTATCATAGATACGAAAATAGACACCCGAGTGCCGCCACGCTCCCGTGTTGGTTGAGTTTCCACCAGTCACGCTTATCCCCGGAAATGTCCACGCCCCGGCAATATTCTCAGTAGCGGACTTGTCTAACAGGTTAGCTTCGGCAATGCCGCCGTAGCTGGTTGCCGTAATGGCTCCCGTAATACTAATACCACCCGTACCAGTTATGGAGAAGGTGTTGAGATCGAGATTTGCACCTAGCTGGGGAGTAACATCCTCAACTATGTTGGCGAGTTTAGCATCCAGAGACGCTTGCAAGTCTGTTTGACTTGAAAGTGTTCCCGTAATGCTGCCCCAAGTGGCTGTTCCAGCCGCTGCGGCGTTATCGCCCCTTCGGGCAGGCCATCTAACTGACATTACCTATCCCGTTGTAAAGGGAATCCCCCCCGAAGGGGGGATCACCAATTGGTTGCTTACGCAGCCGGTACCATGATCGCCCGACAGCCACGTCCGTTTTCAGCCGTCACGTCACCGCGAATGGTCTGAACGCCGTACAGAGCGTCTGCTACGATAAGGCTACCCAGCGCTTCCAACTTGTACTGCTCTTGTACGCGCGGCGTAACTTGCTCCGCAAGTACCAGAGAGTCCTTCTGGAAGGCCAGCACTGGACGGTACGAGGTACAGTCAGAGCTGTCTACAGTAGCGAGGTTGCTCGTTACGTAGATGTTGAAGCCATACAGGTCGCCAACCAATCCATTGCGGATCGAGTTAGCTTGGCCAACTTCACCAACGAACGCCTGCTCCGTGTAACGGGTGTTACCGAGCATGCGCTTTTTCTCGACCGGAGGAATGACCAAGAAGCGGTCACGACTCGGTACGTCTTCGTCGTCGAAGTCTTGTACGATTTCACGTACGCCAGCGTCAGACAGTGCGGAACCGTTACCGGAACCAGTCTGAACCCAAGCGGTCGTGCCGTCGCCAATGACTGCTGTCGAGTAGGCAGTGCCACCGCCCCACGTAGCAGCAAGTGCTATAATGGACGAGTCGGTCTGCTTAGCGAGAGCGTAGCCAGCGTCATCCGTGAAGAAGCGGCGAATAGAGGGCAAGCCCTGAATTTCCGCGACGTCTTCGATGAGGCGTGCGTAGTGGTAGTGCTCGGAGATTGTTACCGTCTTTTCTGTGCTATCAGCGTAAGTGATGAGCTGGACGACCGTATTCTTGCTCTTAGTTTGGGCGGCGCCACGAGTAGCATTCGGGATATGGATCGTATCACCCTATTTGCCAACGTGGGGTATCAAAGATACCAACTGTGCCATTACAAGATTAGCTTTGTAGGAAGCAACAGTTTCCAACGCCCATACTTCAGGAATGAAGTCACCAACATCAGTAGCGTCGATAGACGATGCGATGTCAAAATTTGAGACCATTTTAAATTACCCTTAGTGTGGTTGTTTACAGGTTAGTTTTTGACGAAGCGTCCCTCTTTTATCGCTGAGAGTAGTTCTCGTTGATAACTCGGGCTTCTATACTTCGCCGGGTCGCTCTGTATCAGAGCGATAACGTCTGACTCGTGTATGCTGGGCTTAGTGCTAATCGGAGCGCCAGTGTGGCTACCTTCGGTAGCTACTTTCTTGGCGGCCGTCACAGCTTTCTGCGCCGGGGTCTGAGTCACATCTGGCCTAGCGGCTGCGTTGAAGTCATCAAAGTCTTCTAACAACCGTCGGGCAGCACGGACCTGCTGGATTCCTTCTCCGCGAGCAGCAGTTTCTAAATCCTGCTTGCGTGAGTCGGTACGCTGCGTAAACTCGATAAATTCCGGGCTCGTGACTATTGCGTCAACGTCCGCCCACTTACTGAGTAGCGCTTCGTTTTCTAATCTGACGAGTTCGTCCGCTTCCCGCTGACGGGATTTGGTTTCGAGCTTGTCGAAGTCCTGCTTGACAATTTTTCGCACGGCTGACACGGGGTCAGCAAGTACGTCATCGCCTGATACGTCAACTGTTTCCTGTTCTGCTGGTTCCGACTTTACGGGTGGTCTCTGAATAGACGAAAGGTCTGATACCAGACCACGTAACGAACCAACTTCGTTGGCCATGCTGCCTAAACGCGACTCCGCGTTGCGGTGCATCTCGATTACGTCTTCGATTGTCTTGCCTTGATACTTTTCAGGTATCGCTGGCTTTTGCTCTTCAGGTGTAGCTGCCGGTTCCCCGGTTATCGCGCCACTCGTATCGCCTGCTGCGTGTCCAAGAATTTGCGACATGCTTCTGCCTTTGTATGCAGTTGGCATTTTTTATACCTCTCCTATACGGCTCGCAGAATTGCGAGTTGTCGTAATTTGTGCGGGGCGACTAGCTTCCGTAGCTATGGTGCTTCTTATCCACACCATGTTCCTTGTAGAACTTTGCGTCGCTTTTCCGCTTTTGCTCGTGCTTCTTTGCCCACGCATCGTAGGCACCCGGAAAATCCGGGTCGGTACCGGGTAGTTCAGTCCTCGGTGCCGAAATTAAGCGCGTAGCTTGTTGGCCACATTGAATGCAGGGCTCTTCGAGCACGTCTGGCTTGACGAAGCCTTCGTACTCGTTCCCGCACGTGTGGCACTTGAAGTCGAAGAACATAAACTTAGACATCGTCTAAGTCTTCATCTTCGATATGGCCCCGCTGTAGATCTACCGACAGCGGTAGCGTAATCATCTCGTTCAAGAAGCCGTAGCGTTCGCGGGCGCGTTCGACGTCATCGAGTGACTTCGCGTTAAAGAAGACGGTTTCTGCGAGCCCTGCTCGCTCCGTCTCCCATCCTCTCTTCAGTAGGGCCCATCCGGGTTGCCGGAACAGGTTTTCCATTGCAGAGAAGAATTCTTTTTGCTCGTCGTTAAGTTTCATACTCCCCCCGGAGTTATTAGAGTGTGTATGCGTACAGCTTAGCCGCCGAAGTAGAGTAGCAGTTAGCTATCAGACATGAGTCTTCATCCGACAGGCGTATGCTCTGGCACGTTTCGCTACCTACTTGTAGTAGTCGCGTATTGATAGTCTCTGACACATTGATCGTGGCAGTAGCTAGGTCATACGGAGTGCTAAGGTCCCACTGCTGGATTATGCCCGGACCGTCGACGGTAAACGCTTTGCTTCCATCTTGAGTCATGCACAATCCAAACAAACCTAACGCCGGGTTAAATATGTAGCTGGACGCGATTGCCGAACTCATATCCCACGCTGTAGTAAGTTTATACTGCCGTATGGGGCGATAACCTAAGTAGGCCGTATTGTCGTTAATGTAGACCCAGTATCCGTCGGAGCTGATATCTACTGTGCGGGGCGTGGCAGCCGCTAGGTTTGAGTGGTTAGTAAGTGCGCCTATACCAG